CAGTTACATGGTGAGGGCGGTTGCAGCATTTCAGCCTTCGCCGAGCCTGTTGACAGGCGAGGCAAAAAGTAACGATTGTCTGCATAGTGACGAAGCTCTTATAAACATGTTACGTGAACGTGGTTATAAAGGCGAATTGACTAAGACCTTGACTATTTAATATTATCGCCACCCATATTTGATATGGTATGGGTGGCAAAATATTCTTTAACAGCATGGAAACATTTGAAAAGATTATAGAACAATACACACAAAGCGAAGTGTGTATGGGAGAATTGTTAGCTAATATTTCGGCAGATGGCATGTCTATTGAAGACGCTTTTGAATTGTATATAAAAGCTATGAATTATGCTGAAAAAGATGAATTTTATCAATTAGCTGACAGAGAAGTGAAATTATTAACAGCTAAGAATGAAGATGACAAACAGCCATTAAAACAACTGTTAGATTCGCTAAGCATATCTTGATATAATTGAATATGAATAAATACTATTTTGTAAATATAGGTGCGGAGGTAATATGGCATCCTGTAAATAGTGACGAGAAGAAAGTTATGCAAGTGTGCACCTCTGCTCCTCATCCGGTTGAAAATGACACATTAGTTTCTCTAATTTTTTCTGATAAAAAGGGGAACGTAAAAGTAAAGGCCGTCGAATTAACTCCAAAATTGACTGACTTCAATCAAGGGTACTGGTGTGCACTTCAAGATGCAGTAAGTAATGGTGCCTCTGATACGGTTATTCAGGAAATGCTACGCAGTGCCGGATTTACATACTGGGAATGTTACTGGCATATACAAAATTCTGATTTTCAGTCAGAAAAAATATGGTCGATTATTCGTGGAATGTTTTGCCAAAATCCAGATTATATTGATTGGAATGGTGCTGATTATCCAATAAAAACGGTAGTAATCTTTGAAAATACTCCTGATGAAGAAAAGGTGACTGTATCTGTCGAGAGATTAGCGCGACAATTATTAGATGATATGGGTAATTGGAGTACACGAGAAGCAGAATCTGTAGATGAACAGATTTATTTCTATCTGGATGAAGAGACCTTTAACATGCCTGATGAAGATATTGTAGAATACTTGGAAAAACAATGAAATTACTTTATATAGATTTATTTTGTGGTGCCGGTGGAACCAGCACAGGGGTAGAAAAAGCCCGTTTAGAGAATGAACAATGTGCTAAGGTAATAGCATGTGTAAATCATGATAAAAATGCGATTGCAAGTCATGCTGCTAATCATCCGGACGCTCTTCATTTTACAGAAGATATTCGTACACTAAATTTATCTCCTTTAGTTTCCCATCTACAAAAATGCAGAGCTGAATACCCTGAAGCATTGATAGTTTTATGGGCTTCGTTGGAATGTACTAATTTCTCGAAAGCTAAAGGTGGTCAACCACGAGATGCAGATAGTAGAACACTTGCAGAGCACTTGTTTCGGTATATTGAGGCTATTAACCCAGACTATATTCAAATTGAGAATGTAGAAGAGTTTATGTCATGGGGAGATTTGGATGAGTACGGTAAACCTATTAGTCGTGATAAAGGTAAATCTTATTTGAGATGGCTGGATAACGTAAGGTCTTATGGCTACAAATTTGAGCATAAAATATTAAATTCAGCAGACTATGGAGCTTACACTTCTAGGAAGAGATTTTTCGGAATATTTGCGAAAGGGAGTTTACCTATTGTTTTTCCAGAGCAAACCCATTCTAAAAAGCCAGACCAAAAATTAAAGAACTGGAAGGCAGTACGAGATGTGTTAGACTTTGATGATGAAGGAAAAAGTATTTTTGGTCGCAAAACACCTTTAGTAGATTCTTCTTTATTAAGAATTTATGCAGGACTTATTAAGTTTGTAGCAGGTGGAAAAGATGCCTTCATGGTTAAGTATAACTCAATGAGTAAAGCTGGAAAGTACAATGCTCCGGGAGTTGATGATCCATGTCCAGTAATATCTACTCAAAATCGACTTGGGGTTGCTTGCATAAATCGTTTAAATATCCTAACCGGAAAAGCATTTATTTCTGTTCATTATGGAAATGGATTTTGTAAATCTGTAGATGAACCAGCACCAACCGTAACAACAAAAGACCGATTTTCATTAATTTCTTCTGTGTTTATTGACCAACAATACGGAAACAGTAAACCTTCTTCGCTGGATAAACCACTAGGATGTATTACTGTTAATCCCAAATATAGCCTTGTAAGCTGTAAACCCTGGATTTTAGATACAAATTTTAAGAATGTTGGCACAAGTATAAATCAACCGGCACCAGTAATTACTGCAAACCGTAAATGGCATTACTTGATGAATCCTCAATTTAATTCTGCTGGCGGATCAGTAGATAAACCTTGTTTTACGTTAATCGCTAGAATGGATAAGATGCCACCATATTTGATTGAAGCATCTGGAGAGGGAGAGCTACCTGGCTTTATTAAGATGTTTCCAGAAGGATTGGTATATGAGATATATGACACAGACAGTGATGTAATGAAGAAAATAAAGGAATTCATGGCCATGTATGGAATTTCCGACATAAAAATGAGAATGCTAACGATTCCAGAGTTGAAACGTATTATGGGATTCCCAGAAGATTATATGCTAATAGGAACAAAAGCAGAACAGAAAAAGTATATAGGAAACGCCGTAGAAGTTAATATGGCACGAGTTCTTTGTGAGGCATTATGTAAAATATTAGTAACAACGCAACGTAAGGTTGCATAATTCAACAACAATAATATGGAAAATTTAAAATTTAATGTTGGGGATAATGTGAAAATTGTCTCTAATGATTTGCAACCGGCAATGGTTGGTAAAATTGGTCGAGTAAAGAAAGTGTATCCGTCATTTTCTGAAGATTCAGATAACAATATTCAGCCTTCTTACTTTTATCGCGTTGAAGTTGGAGGAGCTGTTTTAAAAGGAATTGCAGCAAGCAGTGATCTGGAAAAAGTATAGAAATATGATATGAAAAAATACCGAGTGACGATTGATCTGGATGCTTTTGAAATAGTGGTTTCGGCTAATAATAAAGCCGAAGCCAAAAGAAAAGCTATCGAGAGACTTCAAAGAAAGAAGATCACTTCCCTGATTCGTAAATCTTGGCCTGACAATAAGAAAGAGGTGTATGTTGATGAGGAATAATTTGAGAATCAAAAGGAGATATGAGCAAAGATAATATTACAGAGTCTGTGAATACATGGGATAATTTCTATCAAAGTCGTGTCTGTAACGACAGTTATGTGAATGTCTTTTGTGAAAAATATAACCGGTTTATAGAAGAAATAATTATCAATATACAACAAATATCCTACGACCTGAAAGCACCCCTTATCTTAAAGGAGGAAGGATGTGGAATAGGTACTGTAAGCCTTGCTATTTCGCAAATAGGAGAGAGGTTGTTTAATTCTTTTGGATTAACAGGTGCTTCTGATGCAAAGAAAATTTCAAAAGTTATCTTCTCGGACATCAATATTCCTATGTTGGAGCTATGTTGCAAGAACACACTCTCAATATCCACGGATAATTACTTAGGAAAAGTCCCATTGTTTTATGTTAAAGAGAATATTTGTGAACCTAAGTTTTTTGAATCATCTACAGTAGTGGTAACACATGGGGTCTTGGAACATTTTTCTGATGTAGATATAACAAGAATCATGTCAACATATAATAATGATAAGGTTTTGTTTCAAGCTCATTATGTTCCAACTAGCCAATACACATCTCCTTCTTTTGGAGACGAACGTTTGCTGCCTATAGATTACTGGATCACATTAGTAAAACCGGATTATTATCTTCTTGATAATGATGGTAAAGATTTGTATATGTTTAAAACTAAACCGGCACCGACAAGAAGATAAAAGAGTCTATAAATGATAAATTTTGAGAACATGGCAACTAATGTTAATAATGCGGAAAGATTAAGAAGTTATTTTCTTTCTCACAAACAAAGGGAAAATATTATCAATGTATGTAGAGCACGCCCAAATTGGGACGGTTGTGACTATTGCGACTTATATTCAGGTTCAGGACTTCCATGTTGGAAGCAAGATGATAAACATAATTGTTGCAAATTAGAGGAAGTCAAAACAAAAAACAAGGAGGATAAATGAATGTACTTGAACATTATGTAACCGAGATTATCGGTGAGCCATATTATGATGATTATGGTAGTGGAAATTATCATTGGTGGCTGAAAGTGAAAGCTTTATGTTATGGAAGCGAGTGCGAAACAACTTTAATGTTTGATAGTAAAGAAGAAGCTCTTGCTATCAAAAAGGGTTATACGTTCTTATCTTAATATGAGTGAAATAGAATTTAGGATAGCAGAGATATTGGGACGGTCTGCGATTGAAAATGATATGGAAGTCCCAAAAGATGTTCAACAGTTGGCACAAGCTACAAGATATTTAGCAACGCAACTTAGAATAATTTGCAAAACAGAGATCGGTGATGAAAAAATAGCTGATGTTATATTGAAGCAAGCTATTGATATTTTGAAGTAAAACAAAATAGTAATGAATATGAGAACAATAAAATTCAGAGGTAAAAACTTATATAATAACGAATGGATATTTGGTGACTTGATTCAGTACGAAAGTGGTGAAATGGCTATTTTCAGCAAGAAACTTTCCCAATATGGATACGAAGCTACTGAAATGTTTAATAGAAGTAAGGTCATTCCCGAAACCGTAGGTCAATTCACCGGGCTACTTGACAAAAACGGAAAAGAAATATATGAAGGGGATATTGTTGAATGGTTATTCTTTTCCCATGGCTGTTATGGAGAACAAGAGCACTATTTGAAAGGTTGTATAGAATGGCATCAAGGTGGGTTTATTTTCAATGTTACAGAAAATGATTCTGAAAATGCTGGTTTTTATGCAATTAGTGATTTGAATACAGATACAGAAAGTGATGTTAAAATATTAGGCAACATCTACGATAATCCATATTTAATCAAGGAGGAATAATCATGAAGAAAATAATGTTTAACGATAAATTTGGCTTAACCCAAGCCGTATTAGATGGTCGAAAGACTATGACGAGAAGAATAATCAAATGTCCAAGAACTTTTAGGGGAGAATGGGTCGCAGGATTCAATATACACAGACGCCATTCTGACAAAAAGATTGTTGATTGGCCTTGTATGTACGATGCAGATGAAAGAGAGTTTGATATGGGCGAGATATTGCCGAAATATAAACTTGGTGAAGTTGTTGCCATTGCGCAAAGCTACAAGGATGTTGACCGATTTCATAGAAAGGGGAAAAATGCGGATTACTTAGAATACTTGGATTCTATATTGCCTGAACTGAAATTATATCCCGGTTGGGGAAATAAGATGTTTGTTAAAGCCGACCTAATGCCCCACCATATCAAAATTACCGGGATCAAGGTTGAACGCCTACAGGACATTAGCGATGAAGATTGCTTGAAAGAGGGGATTATTCATGTGTCAACTTTTCTTGGACAAAAAATATATCATACCCCACATGTAAACGGATCTTACTTGTCAACGAACGTAGCCCAAGAAGCTTTTGCCTACTTGATAGACAAAGTATCCGGCAAAGGTACATGGGAAGAAAACCCATTTGTGTGGGTGTATGAATTTAAGCTGTTTGACTAATAACAGAATAGAAATGAAGATAAGAATAGGAAAATCTTTTGATAAAGAAACAAATGAAGTCTTTTATCAGCTACAATTTAAATTGGATGGAGAACGGACCTATAACGCATATTCTTATGATGTTTTTAAAGAGGAATCTGACGCAAAAGAAGCTCTTAAAAAACATCTAAATGGTGAACGTGAATACACTTATTTTGTGAGTGCTGAAAAAGTTAAAAGAACAATTAAAGGAAATCGCGTAGATGTGAAAAAGGTGTTGGCATTTCATGTAATGTCAGCTAAATCAGATTTACCCGGTTCTCGTATTTGGGTGAAAATTAACTAATAAAAAGATAGTAATTAATATGGGAACATTTATTTTTAGACTATGCATTGATAATACACTTTGCTTAGTTACCGCTTTTGATAAAATAGAAGCAGAACACATGTTGGAGAAAAACAAAGGCATCATCTCAAAGGCCGAGTATTATTTTGTTGGGGTAACGAGCGGGGTGATTACTATTAGTAAAGATGGAAATTTAACTTATTAAATATCGTAAATGAGTAAAAAGAGAATTACAGATGACCGTAAACAGCTTTTAATACGGTATAAGATAGATGAAAAAGGATGTGTCTCTTTTATAGACCCCTGCTGCGATGAAATTCCAGTTTGCCTTTTCGGTAAGATAATGGAAGCTATATCAAATGTAGAACAAGAATGGAATTGTAGAATTGCTAATAAAGTCGACTCTCTTCTGCCTAATATTACATTCGAGAAACCAACACTCAGATAAGAATAAATATGAAATTCTGTGATTTACCGATTGATACTCGACAACGATTAAATTGCGAACGATTGAATTTACATAATCGTTCAATCAACAGTGCATACGAGGTGTTATTGTATAATCAACTTGGTACTCGTTATTTTCATGCAAGACGTCATCAAAATTCGTGGTATGATGATAAAGGTAACTATATGCCGTTTGGAGGTGGTTCTGAATGGACGCTGCAATATGGATGTATAGGTTTCTCTCGTAAGAAGCAAGTAATGGGTTACGATTATGTATTATGTCGTGGCAAGACCTATTCTAAGTCTGCAAATGGGACAATTATTCCAGCTGCTGTAAAAACAAAGAAGGAAGTTTTGAGTATAGCAAAAGCGATTGGAATATTGAAAACATTGGTTTAATTAAAGTTGATATACAATATGGGTAAAACAAAAATTAATGAAATAAAGAAGTGTGTACAATGTCCGCATTGTACAATTCTTCCAGACCCAGAACCGTATGATTGGTTTTGTGACGATGACGTAAAACTCTTCTGTGAAAAATTAAAAAGGACAGTAGCCGCTGCACTTCGACCCTACGAAAGTGACGAAGTTGATATTCCCAGTGATTGTCCTCTGGAATAAAATATAATAATAAGAAATATGAACGAAACATTGGAACAACAAATTAAACGTCTGGAATTCTGTCGTGATTGCATTGACCAGTCTTATAAAGCTGGGAGAGATGAATACAATCGCCTTGAACGGATGATTGAAGAATTGAAAGAAAAACAAAAATAAGAAAACACATAGAAGAAAGAAATGATTATGGAAGTAAATAATGGAATAATAATTAATGGAGTTTTGCATGAGTTTGTCATACCGAGCGAATCCCCTTGTTTAGAGTGTTCTTTAAAGAATGAGTGTGGTACTTATTTAGGTGATAGGTTGTATTCAGATCCATGCGATGTTTTTAATTCATGTAGTGGAATATTTGTAATACGTGCCAAAGTAAAGATAGAAACGGAGGATTAACTATGGGATTTACAACACCTGTGTTTATACTCAAAAACACACCGGAGCTTCGAGATAAGTTAGTTCGTTTAGGGTATAAAATAGGATATGAAAGGTATATAAACGATGATTTTTTAGCGACAGACAATGATGAGATGTTTGGAATTGATGTTCCATATCCTCCTGAACAATGTAATGGGTATATTCATTGCGGAACTAATGAGGCTTTGTTCCTTGCCATAGCCGCATTGAGAGACGATACTGACGATTCACAATGGTTTGTATATCCTCCTGAAAATATTTGGTTTATATGCGATGACGATGACATCAATTATGCACGAGAAAATATTAAAGATAGTGTACAGGCGGCATGGTTCCATTGTAGTCATAAGGCAACGGTGAAAGAGCTTATAGAACATTTTAAATCTGTTTAGAGAAATGAGTTATGATTTTTTAGGAGACATAGATCGAATAGGCATGGATACCTACAAGCAAGGTGAAGAAGATGCCAAGAAAAGAGCTATAGAAATTCTGGCTTCTGTTTTAGAGAATTGGGTACATGGTGGTGATGCAGACTGTATCATTGCCGAATTTGAAGAAGAACTAATGAAAAAATGATAACGATATGGCACAGTTTACAACACAAGTTGCAACAAGCATAGAGCAGTCGCAACAATTAATAGAGCTAGGTGTAAAACCTGAAACAGCAGATTTGGTATATCGCTGTACAAAATCAAGCACTGATTCATTGGAATGGGAACTACAATTGTGTCCACCATCACTGGAAAACATAGACAACAATGACATTCCAGCATGGAGCTTGGTCCGGTTACTTGAACTGCTTCCTTATGAGATTCCTTGCGACAAACCAAATGTTCTTCACCATCCAGAATTGATTAAGTATGAGGCTGGATATAACTTCTCCGTATGTAGATATACCGTAGATTGTTTTGCCGGTACCCATATCGAGAACAGCCCTTTTGACAGTTGTGTGTCTATGATTAAGTGGCTTATTGCAAAAGGGTATTTTAGTAAAGAATATTTGTCTAATACAGATTAAAAAAGAAACGAGGATACCTGTCACGTATCCTCGGAAAGACTAGTCTTTTAGCGATAATGACACGGTAGTCTTCTGCAATGTTCTGTCACGTGTTCCCATTTACCAAACCGAAATCTGTAATAGGAACGAACATGCACAGGTTTATCGCCACAACACTGGACTGTTTTGCAGTTTTGAGACAGAGCCTCATTCTAACAGTTCTAAAAAGAATGAGGTTGTCTATTAAATATGTTAAACATATTTCTTAACCCTAAGTTTGCCCTCTGATTTGGTTTATATATCAAAGATGCTGAAAGGAGTTACAAATATACAACATTTAATTTTTTGATAGAGAATATGAATAAAATTAGCATGTGTGAAACTAAATAAAAAGGAGTGCGATATTCCGCACTCCAGCTAAGATAAAAATAATCAATTGTAAGAGGTCTTGCCTCGCTTGACCACCCGTGCAAATTTTGTGATAGCCTTGATTAAGGCTGCTGATTGTCGTAATACTTGGGCAATAGCATACAGAACAATAGCAACCCTTACCTCTTGGTAATCAACGGAATTTGCCATTAAAAGAGTAGCCAACATGATATTCATTATCATAGTTGGCTACAAATTTAATAATAATGTGTATAATCGAATATAATCGTATTTAAATAAATGAACAAAGAAAGGAAAGGTAGATTCAACGATGTTATTAGTTCCCTGGAAGAAGCGAAGGGAGAAGTGGAGGACATCTTAAATGAAGAGCAAGACTCTTACGATTCTCTCCCAGATGGATTACAAATGTCTTCCAGAGGAGAAAAGATGCAGGACTATATCGGCTTGATGGAGGACTGTATAAGCAAGATAGATGAGGTCGTTGGGTTTGTGGAAGAGAAAATAATAAAGAAAAAATAGATGCTTTATTTTGTAGGTATAAATAGAAATACTTATTTTGCAAATAAAAACTTATGATGGATAGAAAAGAGTTATCGTTTATGATTAAAAATATGAGAGAAAATTCAGGAGTTAGTAAATATCGTGCTTCTAAAGATAGTGGTCTAACTGAAATTCAAATAGGATATATGGACGATGCAACTCATTCATATTCAATCGGAAATATGTTCCGTTACTTAAATGCTATAGGTGGATATTTACAAATAAGGAGTTCTATATATAAGAATTCGTTTATTTTAAAAAGTAGAGAAGATTTTGTTATTGCATTTAAAGAGATGCGTGCCACTAATCAATTATCCCAAAAGAAAGCAGCATTAAAAATAGGAGTTAATTCAGCTATTATAACTGGCATTGAATCTCGGAATATAGACACATCTGTAGATAAATTCATTCAATGCGTATATGGCTTAGAATATGAAATTATTGTAAAAAAGGCAAACTGATGATTACGTTTATTTGTATTATTGTATGGGTTGTAGCAATGCTTTTTCTTGCTATTGTGTGTGGATTACCTTTTAAAAAAGAGAAGGGCAAAGCTATTCCTATAAGAAGATATAGTATTTATGTTTTTATAGGGGCTATATTTACTTTCTTTCTGTTGTATATGTATAACGAACATTATGAATTACTATATAAGTTTTTCTTAGCTATTGGGGTAATTGGTATCGTTATTTATGCTTTGGGTATATCGTTTTTTAGATCTAAAAGATGATTGTCTGGCAATAAGAACTGGCATATTATTTCTGATTTCAATGCCTTTTTCATAACCGTATTTCTTCTTTTTTTTCTATTCTATAGAAAACAATTTTAAGAAGATAGTATGGAAAAAGAGTTGCATACAAACGAAAGTAACAATATAGATATACATTCAACTTCTTTAGAAAGAAAACTTTCATTGGCGTTGCATAAAAGATACCCCGTTATATGGGCAGCAGATAATATTCAGGAATTGGTATTAGATGATAAAGCAACAGTTGAGAATGTATATGACGTACTGGCAGAAATCGAGGATAAGTGCGTGCATTTATCAAAACTCATAAATATAGAATTTAATCCTTCCAATGTTCAGAAATTGGAAGAGGAATATGGGGTACAAATTTCTGAACATTGGAAAAATTACGCTCTAAATGTAATAAATAATTTTGCAGGAGAGGTGCTTGCTTTTGCGATGCAGGCTTCTTCTGTGCGTTAGTCTTCTGGATAGAAAGCAGGTTTATGTCGGTCGTTGATATACATTATTACAACTTTTATAGCTTCTTCTACATGATATTCGGGAATACCGTTCTTGAAAGTTGAAAAAAGTTGTCTATTGGCAGAAAGATAGGTGCAACACCCATCCCAAATACGTGTTGCGATATAAGAGTCGTTTTCATGGTTGATTCGTCTTCCAATAACTTTACTTAACAATTCAATTTGCTCTTTTTCTTTTATGTTCATAGTATCAATTGTTTTTAATCACAAATATATAAAATCATTGATAATTGAGCACAATTGTGGTTAATAAATTTTTCAAAATAAATCCAATAACATAACCATTCCCCTTTTTTCATTCTATTCTATAGAAAATAATAAAGAATATGGAAGAATATGGAAGAACCTAAAAATGCAAAATTATTTTTGGCATTAAAAAGTAGATATGCCTTACACAATACCGACCGTTTGGTAGAGTTCATATTGGATGATCAGAAGACATCTTTTGACTTTATTACTGAAATTATTCCCCAAATAGAAGAAGAGAATAAAAAAGCTCCTAAACTTTTCAAGGTAACTGTTGATACAGACATTCTGGAAAGGTTACGTGCAAAACAAACATGTAAGGGGAAATACCCCCTTAATGATGCGAATATAGCAAATGAAGTAAGGCTGATAGAAGTATATCTAGCAGATAAGGTTTGGGACCTTGTTGGACTAGCCTATATGGACCAACGCTAAAATTCTATTATATTTCCAGCTATTTTAGGGTTATCAATCATTTTCTGAGATAATTCTAACGCTTTATCAATATGATATTGAGGAATTCCATGTCGGCAAGATTCAAAAAAAACTTGCGGACATGTGGAAACGTATGTTTGGCACCCAACCCAAATTCTCTCTTTTTCATAAGGGGTTACTTCAGGGCCAAAAGTTCTTGTTACAACTTTTACTAATAACTCAATGAGGTCTTGCTTTTCTTTTGTATTCATTGTATCATCAATTGGTTTGATTGCAAAAATACAAAATATTGATATTTAGCTATAATTATAGCTGATTAATTTTCAAAAATACATCAATATATAACTATTTCTTTTCTATTTTTCTTATCTAAGCTGATTCTATTAGAATAAATGCTGCAACAAATTTGTAACTAAAAAATAAATTATTACCTTTACCAGACAAATTGGAAATGATTTTGTACATTGAACAATCCTGTTAATTATGTCAGTCTGTGTAATTAATTCATAATAAAAATAAAATAAGCTATGTACCCACACGATAATATTTTTAGTATTTATTACAATATAGGGAAGCGAACTCCATTCTTGGTTAAACGATGTGAGTTAGGGTTAGCACGTTCATCCAGCGAGGAAAGACGTATTGACCCAAATCAAGATAGAACCTTCTTAGTCGAAACTGTAAAGCCGCGTGGCAAATATGGTAAGGCTTATGGCAAGTGTTTTGTAAATGGTAAGCCTGATGATACATATAGGCAAGAATGTTATCCAAATATCAAAGACGAAGAAATCCCTTGCGCCGGGTGTGGCGAATGGGTCTTGATTGATGTTCCTGGTGTATCGCTTGATGAAATATTTCCCATTCATAAAGCGGATGAGATACTTATGTTTGGTAAATATAAGGGGAAAACTTATGGTGACATTTATAAGATAGATTATCAATATCTTCATTGGCTAGAAAAAACAGATAGGCTTTTCAAAGTTAATTTTGAGGAGCTTAAACAATTATATCCAGATGTCGAAAAACAGGAAGATATATCTATTGCAGACCAAGTAATTGATTTTGGGAAATATAAGGGACAAAAGTTTCGTGACATTAAAGATGATATTTCTTATCTTGAATGGCTTGTCTCAATAGACAAAATATCTATTGAAGATTTTGAGTTGTTGTCCACGATATAATACCATACAGTTTTGGCTATAAACACTTTTAACACACATATTTATATGAATAAATTTTTATGCTCTCTTGTATTTGTGCTTTCTTTTTCTTCAGTCCATGCACAATCTAATGATTCACAAAAGGAAATACAAACACTTGTCCAGAGAGTCGATTCTCTTGAACATGAATTGTCATACCTTAAATTGACTTATGAATTAAATACACTTAATTCCGACATAACAATGTTTGCAAACGAGGTGTACACCAAATCTATCGCAATTCAATTAGACCTCTATAATCGAAATTTTAATTCCAAATTAGGTGATGCGTATCAACAATATTATGAAACATGCCAACGCAAGAAACAATCAATTTCTGAACTCATTGAAGCTAAGAAAACATTATACTTAATTAAAGTTATAACATATCCTTATTCCGAGAGTGAACTAAAGACGTTAAAGGCAAGTTATAACGTAATTAATGATGCGTATGACTCGTTAGGGAAATCAATGGAGTTACTGGAAATTGTTATTGATACATATAATAAGTTTTTGTAACTATTTAATTTCGGCTTATTCGATAAGTTGTGGAATTCCGAAATTGGTGTTAAAAAAGAATTTTGTCATTCTGGTGTAATAACTAAAAATAACAACCATTCTTTTTCCATCTTTCCTATTCTATAGAAAACTGTAGTTGTCAATATCAGTACTTTGGTATCTGGTATTGTATCTATTTAATATGATATTGTTATAGACTAAAATTTTGTTATATGAAAGCTATTATTGAAGCAAAAAAATATAGGGACACTGATTCTTCGTATATTGTTGTCGAGATACGTTTTTTGTGTGTTCCTATGTTTTATTATAAAAAGCAATGGGCTTGTTAGTCGATTTTTACGAAAGCATTTATATTTCCTGTTATTGTAAGATATGCTCCTTGGGTATGACTCCAGTACACTGCGGTTAAATGTTCATTGTCTATTTTATCTATAACAACCATCTTTATAGGATCAATAGCATTGACAATTTTTACACTGTCTCCAATTTCTATACTCATAATGATAAATATTTATTAATCGTTTCAGCAAAGATACTGCTATTTATTGATAATTGAATACAATTGTAGCCAATTAATTTTCCAAAAATGCACTTGGTTTTCTAAACTAACTCCATCCAGTTCCAACTATTACTTAAAAAAGGCCGGAGATATATTCTCCAGCCATACAGATAAAATTCATCAATTTGCAGAGTCTTTTTGACTCCTTTTGGTTAGTCCTGCAAACCTTGCGATGGCGGCTGAGAAAATATCATAAATCAGGGTGGTATAATTGATCCATGATATTCCAGGTGCATCGACAAGGTTTGCTACTAAAAGGGCAACCAGCATGACTAATCTTACCATGTTGGTTGCAAAATTACATAAATTGTTGATAATCGTATATAATCATTTATAAATATGACAAAAAACAAATTATCTATTGCGCCTCCAGATAAGAAGAAGACTTTGGAGGCGTTTTTTCGTTATTATGAGTTAAGCCGTTTATTGTTCGGTCAAAAGCAAAACGAAATATATGATGTCACAGACATTCCGAAAACAAATAAGTTTTATGAGTTAGCGAAAGAAATAGCTAAACAATTAGAAATTGACTGGGAAAGTATGACACACGAAGAAAGTAATCGTGTTATGTTGGCCCTATTGGAAGATTCATTTAATCTTATACGCGATATTGAAGATTCCAAATCTATAATCCTTCAAACTAAAATAGTGATAAAGAAATGAGTGATGCACAGATTTATGACTTGTATGCTCAAAAGATTTCGGATATAACCAATATTCCATATCCTTATATTATTGTATTGAGAGACAATGGCTTGTTGAATCAGAAAGAAGCAAGAGATAAGTTAATCCGATATGATTATTGGAAATTGATGAAAACAAACAAATTCACACACAACCAGATACTTGAAAAACTTTCTGGTATATATGATGTCAATAAACGTAAAATTTTATATGCGATAAAAGTTAAACCCAAGCGCGTATATTATTGTAGGCAATGTGGACTCCAGTTATCGAAAGTCAAATACATGCGAAACGATGGTATATGCGATAAGTGTATTTCTAAACAAATAAAATTATAAATTATGGACAATCTGTACATTGAAGCGTATAAGTTCTATAAGAATGACTACGCACATGGTTTAGTATTATTTCATATTCAATCTCATTTTGAGGCTTATGAAGATGATGCTATTCAACTGGGGGCAGCACTGAATCTCCCAGTACATCTGCAAGAAGGCGTGAAATTCTGTAGTTTCCCGGATTATGAACTTGAAAACACCTTGTTGTTCCTTGTACAGATTGGTATCTCGGTTAATACTATAGAATATCGAGATGAAAATGGGGTATTCGCAATACCAAAAGTGAAACAAATTTTGGATGATATTGAAGCTGATTATTGACATTTTCGATATACTAATAGTGATTTTTGTAAATATCTGTAATATAGTCAATTATATTAAGTATTATATTTAGTTTTATATATAGCTAATCTATTGTATAACAGTTGATTAAATATAAAATAATTAATAAATTGATGTCATAATTTAAAACAAAGTCGTACCTTTGCCTCACCATCTTAACAAAATAGTTGGTGAGGCTTTTATATGTAAACAAAAATCATAGGAATATGGATAAGATAAAAACAAAATTGAAATTTATTAAGTCAGACCGTACAGAGTCATGGGTAGGATTTGTTTCTATCAATACTAAAACCGGTTACATTAAGGGCGTTAGAGAAGACGCAAAGGGTCCTAAAAAAGTATGTATTGTAACACATGAGCTAGAGCCAATTATTGAGCCGAATGTGCTTTATGATGTACAAATGGTTCCTATGAAAAATGAAAAGGCTGGATACATCGTTGTAGCAGCGGAACCACATGCTTTTGATGCAAAGATTACTTCTACAGTTGTAAAGAATGCTGTGTATTTAGTGGAAGTAAAGTTCGGAAACAAGACAATCAAATACGATCCGCTGGATGGTGTCAAAGATTCTGTTCGTACTATTGATGGGGTTGTAGAGGAACTGTCAAAACGTAAAGACATCAAGAATCTACTGCTGGTAATTGATGATTTCTGTAAGTCAGCAAACATTGTATTAACCGCATTCCAGAACGATGGTCATTATGTCGCAGCAAAAAAAGTTCTCAAAAAGTAGAAAACCTAAGCTGCCGAGAAAAAGAAAAAAGGCTTGTATAAAAGCACAAGGACGCGCTTCGTATTATAGCACTGTTAATCTTGCTAAAGTAGAAGGAGAGTGGCCTTGTAAATTTTGGGTTAATTCGACAGTAGAAATGAAACCGGTAATGATAAATGGTACTGTGGCTCTTATTCCCACACCCGCTCAATATTGGTAGAATATGATAGAAATTCCAGTAGAGGGAATAGCTACAGACGCAGCTCATTCCACGAAAAATAAAATAACAGAGTTTCAGGGGATAGATTTACGGACCGGTAAGCGGATATTTTATCAGAACCTGGGTAATAAAACGGTGAATATTGGTGAGTTCTTAGGCGTTGTTGAAGCGGCAAAATATATCATAGAAAATGATTATTCTCCCAGAATTATCTATACAGATAGTATAACAGCAATAGCTTGGTTTCAAAACAAAAAAACAGCATCCAAGAAGAAATGCAAAGAACTTCAGAAAGCCGAGATATTTCTTAAAACTCTTGCATGGGATGTTGATACAATTGAAGTCCGACACTGGAACAACAAAGAATGGGGTGAGACCCCTGCTGATTTTGGAAACAAATAAAATCCTCCAGCAAGAGAACTGGAGGATTGAGATATACAAATCATCATTTGTTGGAAGTCTTTCTTCCTCTGAAAGCCCAGATAATGTCAGCGATAGATTTTAACGATGCGGCTACATCGAAATCCACTCTTATTCGTAGGCATTTTCTCATTGTAAAGGCAATCAGCACCCATGCGATTGGCATATATTCGCAAAGGTAAGAAGAATCTTTCAAAGTAGGACAGTTTTTCAAAATTCTGTCAACTAACGGCTGTTGAGATACTTAGTCATAAATAGCCGTTACATAGCGGGATGGAGCAGTTGGTAGCTCGCTTGGCTCATAACCAAGAGGTCGCCGGTTCGAGTCCGGCTCTCCGCCACTAACTAATTAAATTAATTATAGTATGAAAGAGCAAATCATATCTGAAAGGGCAAATATTATTGCCAATTTGAGACAATTGGTTCAGTCCTTAGTGGAGTTGAATACGAGAGCTAAAACACACGTGTCTTCCAATAAGGCAGACATTAAGAAATTGAGAAAAGACAATAAAGAGTTGGAGAAGATGAAAACCCGAAACTCATTCTTTATCCGGATTTTTTCTTTGTTCTTTAAGTCTTGATAAGATGATGCCGCAATGGTGGAATTGGTAGACACGATGGACTTAAAATCCATTCGTCCGAAAGGACGGTGCAGGTTCGGCTCCTGTTTGCGGCACAATGACATTAGTCAATAAGAGTTCTTTGAAATATACCAAACTTAATATGCGATGAAAAAGTATATAGAACAATTCTTTTTTATGATAGCGGTCTTATTCATTGGCAATAGAGTATTCAATCATGTTGACGCTTGGTTGGGAATTGCTATATGTTTTGGGGTTTGCTATCCATTTATTAACATCATTAAATTAATTATCAAAAAACATGAAAACGAAGATTAAGTTTATGTTGGTTGCTCTTATGGCAACAGTGATTTTTTCATCTTGTGAGCGTGTTGCTCCTAACTACGCCGGTGTCCTTATGGAGAATTACGGTAAAAAAGGTAAAAATGATTTTAAGATTGTGTCCGGAAAGGTTTCTACATGGGAATGGGGGACAGAGTTGTTCCAGGTACCGTTGTTTGAACAGCGAGGAGGTTTCCAGAGAGCAGTTACTCTGAAAGCTGCTGACAATACGGAATTTGAGGCTACTCCTTTATACTCATATAGAGTAATTAAAGACAAAGCGATTGATGTTGTTTTCGATAATAAGCATATAGGTAATGGCGATGGCTTTATGAGGTCCTTGGAGGATAACATTTTGGAACCGCGTATTTACGACCTAATTAAAGAAGAAAGCCGGAAGTATAAAACAGATACGCTTATGGCCGATGGTGGCTCTTTAGCTTTTGAAAAGCAGCTAGAGGATATTGTTAGGGCGGAGTTTAAAGAACGAGGGTTAGATTTAAAATCGTTTTCTGCTCAATTAGAGTTTAGTAAGAGAGTCCGGGAAAAGATTGATAATAGAAACGAGGTCAACACTAATATTTCCGTTATTGATCAGAAAATCGAGGAACAGAAAAAGCAAAACGAACTGGAAAGATTAAAAACCGAACAGGCTCTTATCACATCGAAAGGGTTAACTAAAGAAATTCTATACAAACAGTTTATAGACAAATGGGACGGAAAAACGCCGCTGTATGGGGTAACTCCAGAATTTCTGAAGATGACGAATTAAAGCCCGTAAGTAAATTGGAAAGAGGAGGGGTACGATCCATGCAGTTTCCAACTTTGGTGTCGCTGGGATGGCTGCATGGGTTGTTAAGAAACATCTTGGAAAAATGTTTTGCACCCCCTTTATTCCTCTGGATGGAAATTATGTAAAATGCTTGAATGCCTGTGAACCGATCGTATTTCACATTCCAAATGGCAAGAAAGCTCAATTGTTGTTTTTACGTCCTACGGACGGCTTATCGTCTTTTGATTTCCTTTACGAGAGCGCGAATTTCTCGTACAAGGAGGACAAGCAACAGCAAATAAATTTCCATTACGGCTGCAAAGTTAAAACTTTTTAGCCAAAAGCCGGTGAAAAATCCGGCTGTTTGCTCGGTTCGTCTATCGGAAAGGACATCTGCCTTTCGAGCAGAAAAGAATGGTTCGACTCCATTACCGAGTACAACAAGCCCGAAGTACAAGGGAACGAACATGCAGGTTATGCTGAGACAAGTCAATATGCAAGTAAACTAAGCCCTGTTCGGAATCGTTGGTCCGGGAGTGTGATACCGAGCTGTTGGTAGAATCGGTATGTTAGATGTCTTTACGGGAGTGTTCGATTCCTCCACCATCGCCGAAAGGGGATGGGTCGGTTAGGGAGATAAAGACATCATTTGCTCTTATAGCTTAGTGGTAGAGCAGATGACTGTTAATCATCAGGTCGGTGGTTCAAATCCATCTAAGAGCGCATTTAAGGTTAAAAAGATTGTTATTGGATTAGCTTATTTTTCTTTCCGCAAAGCTGTGAAGTTGTGAAACTTCCAGCTCTCTGGTTCATTAGCCAAGTGGTAAGGCAATGGTCTGCAAAACCATGATCGCAGGTTCGATTCCTGCATGGGCCTCAAATGGGATGCAATTAATTTTCCACGATTTTAAATTGATTTATATGACAGTATCCAATAAATTGAAAGAATACTATAGAGCATATTATCAGAAGCATAAAGAAAGGCTAAAAGAATATGCCAGACAATACTATCAAAAGCATAAAGAAGAAATAAAAAGAAAAAACAATGCTTTTTATCATAGTCACAAATACCGAAATGCGATGTATTACCGTAATAAAGTAAATAGTGGTCAAGTAGCACAATATGTCAAAAAGCGGAACCAACGTATTGTGAATACAAAGATTAGTATATTGCTTTATTCTTTATCTCACCAGAAAGAAATCTTAGATGAGAAGAGAAAAAGAGACGAGTTACGTAAAAAAAAGAATAGAGAAGGTGCTAAAAAACGTTATTACAAACAAAAAGAAGAGGGCACTCTAAGAACTTACCAAGATAGGCGTGACTATCTAAGAGCTTATAATAAAGAATATTATTATCGAAAACGTAAACAAAGTAATGGGGAGTTGCAATTACTCCCCAAAGATAACAACCATAGGGCTAATATGGTTGTGAAATCAAAATGACAGCGGCTATTCGTAAAGTTGAATCAAAAGAGATATGACATTATAGTGCATTAGTTCAGTGGTTAGAACACTACACTGTCACTGTAGAGATCACGAGTTCGATTCTCGTATGCACTGCAAAAATACAACCATGCAGCCAACTACTGCATGGAGGAAGATAAAAATAAATCAATTGTTAAATCTACGGACAATCCATTTGCCTATAAAGTAGCTTGCAATACAAACCGCGAAACTGGCAGTAATTGACACTGCTAATGTCAAGTCCAGATTGATGTCGTAGTTAACATTAACATTTACGTTGGTTGTAAAGTTGGCGTTAATGTTTGTATTACAACTATTTATAGTAAACATCTGAAGGAAAGCCGTTATCAACGGATTCATTTCAATCAGTTTTAACCGCAAAGATACGGCTTTTCTTCTTATTGTCCGTCTAAAAGCATTATTATGAGTAGTCAAACAAAAACATCCGGTAATGGAATCGGATTCTTAGGATTGCTGGCAATTGTGTTTATCACATTAAAGTTGTGCAATGTAATCAATTGGTCATGGTGGTGGGTAACTTCACCTCTTTGGGGAGGAGTTGCTGTTCATTTTGCCATTATTGCAATTTCATTGCTTGTACATGCAATTGCAATCATAGTGAGAAGTATGATTAATAAGAAATAACCATCAGCTTATTTGAGTAGTTATGAAAACAGGAGTAATATTGGCTCGATTCCAGCCTATACATAATGGACACCTACAGCTGATAAAGAAGGCTTGTGACGAGAATGAGCAAGTTTTAGTTATTATTGGATCAATAGATAAACTCTCAAAACGGAATCCGATACCTTGGACTATCCGAAAACAGCTTGTTGAAAAGGCGATTAAAGACCATTCTCTTCACGAAAAAACGAAGATTGTTGAGCTTGCTGACCTTTCTGATGAATCTGACAACAGTCACGATTGGGGTTTTTATCTTTATTCGTTTATTGTTAGCAAAATCAACCAGTCTGATTTCACCATCTATTACTCTGATGGATTTGAGACCATCACATCTTGGTTTCCAGGATTTCTTTTAAGGAATAACGTGTCTCTATCTTTACTTGCCAGAAACACTTGTGAAGATGGTGTGTCAGCAACTATGGTGCGTGATATGATACTTGCTGATAGCCTTCCAGAAAATAATGTGGTCCCACAGTGCGTGTATGATATGCGCCAGACAATTAAGGCATTTTTAAACGTTTTCAAATAAAAATATGAAAAAGTACATTGAAACAAAACAGATTGAAGCCGAGCCTATGACATTGGGCGACTTCGTTCAAGAAACGGGTAGAAACCCCTATGGTAAGGACATTGAAAACCATAAAGAAACCGAGAAAGGTTATCGTGTTAAATACGAAGATGGTTACGAAAGTTGGTCGCCTGCCAAAGCGTTTGAGAAATCATACAAGTGTGCAGACACCTTTCTTGACCGTTTGCATATTGAAATGAAAGACTTGTATGACAGGTTGGATAAACTTGTTGCTTTCATTGATTCTGGAAAGATGGATGAAGTGGTAACAGACAACTACCAAAAATTTTTGTTACGCTTACAGCAAGTAGTGATGGGTAATTACGTGAAAACACTTGAATGTCGTATTGGATGTCTTGATGGTGCTCCTAATGCTCCGTTTAACCAGATGTCTTTCGGAGTTGCAATCGAAGCGTTGAAATTTGGTCTTGCTATTCGTAGAAAAGGTTGGAATGGAAAGGGATTGTGGGTCATCAAGCAAGTCCCGGCACACATCGAAAGCGATATTGTTCCGAAGATGCAGTCACTTCCTCAATCGGCAAAGGACCTTATTCTGAAAGGCAAGGGTTTCATTAACTATACAAGCCAATGCCTTATCTACAACGAGAATACTGGTCGTGCTGATTCATGGATTCCGTCTATCAGTGACGTGTTTGCAGAAGATTGGGAGATTGTTCAACAATGAAGTTTCAATCATATAGAAACAGCAATTTTTTCTGCAAAAAGCTCTTTTGTTTGTCAATGATTATAAGTTGGATATAAAGACGTTAATTATGATTATATTAAAAACAACAAAAAGTAGCATTGAAATAGTAAAACAAATGGTCAAAGAAATGAACGATTTTGAGTTCAGAGCGTATACACCTGAATGTCATTTCTACTATAATTTATTATGTGATGAGCTATCACAGTTTGTAAATGAACATCTCGTTTGTGATGCAACAGTTCGTCAAGAAGCAAAACAATATATCTATAATAATTTAAAGCGTTTATATGTACCTGGAATTGGGATATTACCATTTCCTGAGATGGAGTTGTAGTATGTTAGAAGTTTCTCGAAACACATATTCTGAGATTCATAGTCCATATAAAAATTGAGCTGAAAGGAGAGCTATGAATAAAAAGAAATAAAATCCAATAAAGACATAGATTTATTCTCATAATGAATTATCTTTGTACTATAAACAAGTGAGTCTATCCTACATTTATTAACCTATGGTTGGTAATGTAGATGAATTGAAATATTGGGATGTGATACTAAAATGATACCAAATGTGTAATTATCTGACTATCAACATCAATTTTACCCCCTGAGGGTGTACAAAAGCATAGAAGGAGAATCTTAAAAAGGTTCTCCTTTTTTTATTATAATTCGACTTGTCACTTGTATGGGGGAGAGAATGGGGATCAATGTAAAAACCTGAGGGAT